ACAGTCCATCGCGTGATCGCCAACCTTTACCGCTTCCTCAAACAAAGGCCGGTCCCCGTGTCCGTACTTCAGTTCCTTCCACTTGAAATCAATGATCTCTTCACGCAACGGCTCCATCTGGGCAATATCAAAAAACGCCAGTTTGCAATATCCGTCGTCATCAGGAGACAGGTACCGACCTACACGGTCATAACCCGCCCTCTTGTCATTCTTCGCTGGCTCCCAGTAAATACCGTAATCACTCCACTCATCAGCAATGGTCATCCCGTCACGCTCAGTCCGCATTATAGACGGATCAGCCAGACAGGTGTACCTTGCACCTTTATACATCCGCTCCTTCACCATCGACGCTAACGTCGATATTGAAGTCTCCACTTCGTAAATCAGGTTATAAACATAAATCTTTCCCTCGTCATCAGTGGCAGCAAAGAGTATAGCAGAGGGATTCTTGTACCCGTAATCATATACCAGGTAATGATTGTACCAGGAAGGAACATTCCACGGTTTCACAAAATGTACCTTCTCTTCAAACATAGGATATACCAACCCCGCAAAATCATCCCAGTTACAGTAAACATAACGCCTGACCCACGCCTGTGGCATTGTCAGTAACTCAGCGATGTAATCAGGTGGCAGGTAAGGATTATCAGAATATGCCCTTACCTCGGCCTCAGTGGTGGGAGCTTCAGCTTCCGGCGTCCAGGTGCGAGTCTCTATTAACCTGAAATGCTTCGAGTTCCTGTTCTTGTTCTTCACAAACTTCTTCCAGACCCAGTTGTGGCCCGCAGGGTTGCAAGTATGGAAAGAACAACGCAGACTCCCCTTACGCCTTAACTGACCGCTTGCAGCGATAAAAGTATTCTCAGGAACTTCCTCCAACTGATCAAAAGCAAAGAAACCAAGGTTCAAAGACTTGATCCTCTGTATGGCGTCCCTTGAATCATCAAGTGCCATATAAATTATTCGTGAGCCGTTCTTGAACTCTATCAAGTGATCCACAGGACGGTGCTTCCTTACCGTGTCACCAGCTATGTCCAACAACTGTAACAACGTGGACTTCTTGAAAGCGTCCAATACCTTCCTGCCCATCAATCCCAGGTTCCCGTCTATCTCAACAGACTGCTTCACCGCTTCCACACACATAGCGTCCGTCTTCCCGGTTCCCAGAGATCCCGCCATCAAATGATGTTTCGCGTGTCCTGTGTACAGGTGATAGTCCTCCTGATGTGGTAAAGGCTCGCTGGGCGAGCCGTCCTCATCAGTGTAGCCTATGTAAATGTTTTCCTTCACGCTTCCGCCCACTCACCGAAAAACAAAACATCCACCTGGGCAGTACCGTCATTCAAAGTGTCCATAGCATTCATATAAATATTCGGGGGTATGTAATCACTGGCGCCTTCAGCGTGTAAAACAGTGAACAGATGGTTCAAGTTATCCATTATCTCACCGATGATCTCTATAGCGTGTTCCTGCATTACGCCCTCTTCTCACGATCCGCAATGATCTTAGACCTTTCCTTTATCGGAACTCCCGCTACCATTACGTTCACCTGAGTCTGACTCATCCCGCCACGCTCCCTGTACTTGTCAGGAGCCATAGCCTTCAACTGAAAAGCACGCTCAGAAAAATTCTTGTCCACCTTCGCATTACGCAAGCTAACATCCTCTAAATCCTCCAACGCCTTCGCCTTGTGGTGGTCCGTGATAGCTTTAATGGCGTAGCCGAACATCGGCTCCTGCTTAATTATATCCCTGACCGTTACAACGTGAATACCGTACTCCTTCGCTGCCTTCCCCAAAACACCCTTGTGCTTGTCAACCAGGTCAAGAAACACAGTGTACTTTGACGGGGGGAGCTTGGTGCGAACGTCCTCCTTCCGGCAGGACTTGGTAAACCAATCCTTGAATAACATAGCCTGAGACTCTGGGGAAATGGGGGTAGTTACGGATTTAGACATAATAAACGTGAACCGAGTTTACGCACAATAATGCGTACAAGTCCAATTCGGCAAAGCCAGAAAAAGTAGGTGGAGAGTAACAGGGGTACACACGGGCCTGGAGGTCGCCATACCCCCCCCATCGCCACAGGCGGAACGTCATTTTATAGGGGTGGGGTAATCGGATACAGATAGTATACATAACGTCATAACTGCTTATATATCATCATCTTTTTTTGGCAATATACCAAACTAGGGACGGGTTGGTTTTGTTATGGTGAATTGGTTGTGATTTTATGCAATGCACCTATTTTTTCACGGGTGGCGAGGGTGTAGATAACAACCAAACAAGATAAAACTGTGCAACCTGGTAACTATCTATTATTGTTTATTGTGTTGCATTGTTCACTATTAATGCTTATTCTTACGTATTCATTAACTAACAGAAAGGAATAAACAAGTGAATAAAACTGAAAAACGTAATTATTTCAAATCAATTGTAGGCAGTGATTTGTCGAACACCTCAAAAATGCCTTGTGTCTCATTTAACCTTTCCGCTAGACACTGTATAACAGGCTCCAAACTTGTCAATGTGAAAGGCTCGGTTTGTGAGGGTTGTTATGCAATGAAGGGTTTTTATCGTGTCTATGGATGGATTGATAAAATGACGCCGAAAACTGAAAAGATAGATAATCCCTTATGGACTGAAGCAATGGTTTGGTTAATCAATAACCAATTACACAATAAGGATAAAAACTTCTTCAGATGGCACGATAGTGGTGACTTACAATCTGTGGAACATCTTGAAAAGATAGCTGAAGTTTGTCGCCAAACTCCATCAGTTAAACATTGGCTTCCCACAAGAGAAGACAAAATCGTAGCGAATTGGCGGAAGCAATATAAACAACCTTTCAACCTTGCAATCCGTAAGTCTGTTCATATGATTGACGGAAAACTGCCTAAGGTTGGTTTGTCTTCATCAGTACACAAGGAAAGCAAGGCCCAAGGAACAGAATGTAAAGCCTATAACCAAAAAGGTCAATGTCTTGACTGCAGACTATGTTGGAACACTAAAGTTCAAAATATCTCGTATAAGTACCATTAACCAATAACAGAAAGGAAAGTAAAACCACATTCCCAGTCATTAACCAATAACAGAAAGGAAAGTAAAACCAATGACCAAAATAACCGTGAATGACCTTATTCAGATAATAGGCAGTGAAGTTAAGCAATTGATAGAAAACGCCCACAAAACGCCCAAAACCACTCAAAACAACTATGGTAAATATCTATCAATCCTTACCACTTTGAAAAGTGAAGGTATACCATTAGAAATTGGTAAAGCTTTACTCATTCGCCTTGGTGCCAATGAGCAAGGCGTAAACTCTGCTAGTCAAATTCTCAGTCAATAACCTAACAGAAAGGGCAGTAAAATGAATACGATCCTAGTTTTCACACTCTCGTTTTTAGCGTTTTATTTTGGAGCAAAGTTTCTCATTTCAATCATCCACAACCTAACAGAAAGGAAATCGCAATGAAGCATACATTCACCCAAGGCAGTCTTATTTTAATAGATAGGACATATATTGACTTCTCGGGAATTGAATTTGAAATTGTCAATATAGACAAACCTGTTTCCCTAGCACCTCCACGAATAGAAATCAAACTCACCGAGAAAGGACAAAAACAGTACATCGACAAAGTCAAGTCAAGAAAGGACAATTACGGAACAGATGAACATCTTATTGATTTTGTCATTAATGAATTGGGAGGGATTTTGGACTTCCATTTTGAGATGGACGAAGGTGACGAAATTGGCGTGTATTCTCAACTCTACAACCTAACAGAAAGGACATCACAATGATCAAAAACAACCAACTCAGAGTAAGACGTTTCTTCTTCTACGGAATGCCTACCAACCAATGGACTGTAGAAGTGTTCCGCACTTGGGATGACGGGAAAGGGTGTAAAGGTGAAGCGTGGCGACCCGCAAGTAAAACTACGTTCAATACCAAGGCCCAAGCGGAAAAGTACCTTAAAAGCCTAACTAAGCCTAAAATCAGTAAATCAACTCAGTTAATGAAACAGATTAAAAAAACTCCATTGCGATATTCCGAGATGCAACAATTTCTCTGGAATTTGAGCAAGGAAGGTAAATGTCCTCGTGGCTATTGGTGTACCAATCTTTCTCACTTTATCCATCGTTCAAAAGTGATTGAAAAGAAAGGAAAACGATACCATCTAACTGCTCGAGGAATTGAAAATATAAAGCATCCTTGGACGCTCAAAGGATTGCCGAAAGAACCAATAGGTCGTCTATGGATACGGGGACGTTGTTGGATACAAGGACGTTGCCCTAAATGCGATTTTGAATTTAATGAGATGATCTCAGATGCTAATGGCGAGGAATTTATCCCCGAACATTATTGCTTGGATCAAGGTACAGGCGATGTAGAGGATGATTGGGTAGAATCACAATAACCTAACAGAAAGGAAATCACGATGAATAACGTAAAAATCAGCAATCTAGACGAAGGTCAAACAATATGGTTTTTCACCAAATATGGTGAATTACTTGAAGGTGATATATTCAGATTGACACCTAAAGAAGTTAATCCTACTGATCCAACACAAGACGAAGTAAGTGTAAAAGTGATTGCAACCACCGATTGGAATGGCGAAAAATGTCAACCATTCACCACAAGATACGGAATACGGATTGAATCAGTACACACCGAGAAACCAAGTCAAGGTGATTTCGTCAGTAATGAGGTTGAGTTTGAAAGTGAATGTTCTTGTGGTGGGACTATTCACGGAACAGGTTTTGCCGATGATGATGGCGAGATACTGAGCTTCAACTACCAAGAATGCAGTAAGTGTGGATGGAATCAATACAGTTAACCTAACAGAAAGGAAATCACGATGAACTATAAAACAGAACACCCCGATTTCACATTGCCCGAAGGAATAACAATTCCTGATGGTTTCGTGGATACTTCACGATCAAACCATCTTTGCCCAAATTGGACAGATTACAACAACAATATTGTATTGTTCATTGATTACGAGGATGGCGAAATGGGAGCAAGATTCACGCTCAATTTCGATTCCTTAGATCAAGATGGTATGGTATTAGATCAATGGCAAGATTGGAATGATATTGAGATATGTGATAATCCATTGTGTTGTTTCAGATCAAATCATTGGAAAGCAATACTAAAAGCAATTTCACAATAACCTAACAGAAAGGAACAACCAATGAAATAACCTAACCTAACATATTCCCCCCACCAAACTGCCCCGTTCTACGGGGCTTTTTGGTTTCTGCACACTCGCCTACCCCTTTACCCCCAAATGACGTTAAAACGTCAATTAGGGGCTTTCATAACCCACGTTACACTTCACAGTAACCCACGTTACCACCTACGGCCCCGAAATCGGGGCTTTCCCTCGATCTAAATAGTTTGGCACGATATTAGCATATTACAGGTTACCAATCTGCTTTCGTAGAGATTCCTTGCAGTTGTACTTTTATGAGGCTATTTCAGTACAATGTCAGTCAAGGTTTCTCATTATTCCCAAGATCCGTAATCTAACAGAAAGGACAACACTCTAACAGAAAGGTTAGCAACCTAACAGAAAGGACTTTCCCCAGGTAAGGCGTAGCCCTGGACCGGCTAGGATCATCCCCGCGAAGCCTAAAGCGAAGCGGGAAGGATGATCTCTGCCGGGACTGGGCGTTTACGCCGTCCGGCTCTTCTTTCTTTTTTTTTGGTTCTTTTTTTTTCTTTGTTAGGCTCACCTTTTAGGATCACTAGGCTCATTTCTTAGGCTCACTTTTCCTTAGGCTCACTTTACCATATATATTATTCTTATAATATATGGGTTGAGCCTAACGGTTTTTCGGTCATCCTTAGGCTCACCTTAGGCTCACCTTAGGCTCACTTTGGTGTTTTGGGGGTAGGTAGGATTAGGGGTAGGATTGGGTAGGATTGGGGGTAGGATTGGGGGTAGGATTGGGTAGG